ATGATAAACGAAGGTTTAAAATGAAATTTATATTATTAACAGTTGCAAGTTTATTTTTAGTTACAGGATGCTCTAGTTCGAACATTTCTTTAACTGCTAATATACCTGAGTCTCAAGAAATTGATATTCGTATAACAACTGAAAATAAAAAATCTGACTAAAAAAATCTGAGGGAGACAGATGGCAGAAACACAATTTAATCTTTTGAAAAAAAAGATTCAATCAGAAAAAATTCAAATTGAAGAGCGTCTTACTGAAGGCACTGCTAAAGATTATTCTGAATATTTACATTTAACAGGCATTATAAAAGGTTTATCTATAGCGGACAGGGAAATTTCCGATATGGAAGCTAGGTTTATGGAGGAATAGATGAAAGTAACCGACAATAGAGCAGTAAAAAAAGAAGATGATTCAGACATATCTGAAGTAAATGAGGCATTTATAAGCGAAGAAATGCATGAAACTATAAAAAATAAGGCAGAAATCGCCGCAGATAATCTAATTAAAAAATCAGAAGAAGCTACAGCTTCTCAGTTACCTGAACCGAAAGGTTACAGAATTCTCATCGCATTACCTGATGTCTCAATGAAGACACAAGGTGGCATATATAAACCTGATGACATTTTGCATAATGAAGAAATTGCTACTGTTGTTGGTTTTGTTATGAAAATGGGTGCAGAATGCTACGATGACAAAAAGAAATTTTCGTCAGGAGCGTGGTGTGAAGAGGGAGATTGGGTTGTTTTCCGTGCCTTTACAGGAACAAGATTAAAAATACATGGAAAAGAATTCAGAATTATTAACGATGACAATGTGGAAGCAGTTGTTCAAGACCCTAGAGGAATAGAAAGAGTATGACCGATACACAAACAAACGAATCAGAAAATTTTGATAACACACCTGAGGCAGATACTTCTTCGGAAGATAGGTTTTTTGGTCTTAAATCTTCAGTAGGTATTGATAAAGAATCTAATATCGAAGTAGAGATAATAGACGATAGACCTATAGAAGATAGGAAAAGTCCTAAAAGAGCATCAGAAGATAATGAAATAAATGATTTATCTGAAAGTGCAAACAAAAGAATAAAGAAACTAAAGTATGACTACCATGAAGAAAGAAGGCAAAAAGAACAAGCGGAGCGTCTTAGGGATGAGGCAGTTAGCTATGCTAAAAATACTGTTAATGAAAACAATAGACTTAGTAAACTTCTTGGTACAGGACAACAAGAACTTGTTAAACAAGCAAAGCAAAAAGCAGAATTTGCGAAACAAGCCGCAACGCAAAATTACAAAAAAGCCTATGAAGATGGTGATGCTGATGGTATTGCAAAAGCTCAACAAATTCTTACAGAGGCAACCTTTGCAGGACAACAAGCAGATAGCTTACCTCAACAATTAGCTAATCGAGTTTTACAAGAGGAACAAGCTGAATTAAGAAATAACCCTGTTCAACAACAACCTGCTCAACAACCTCAACCTGCCGTAGTTCAACCTGATCAAAAAGCAGTTGCATGGCAACAGGATAATGATTGGTTTGGTGCAGATGAAGAGATGACTAACTTCGCATACGGAGTTCACTCAAAACTTATTAAAGAAAATGTTGATCCCACATCAAAAGAGTATTATGATCGTGTTGATCAAAGAATGAGGGAAGTTTTTCCTCAGGAATTTGATACCGAGGATTCTTATCAGGAAGTAGCAGAGCCTGTAGAAACTCGCAAGTCGCCCAACAGACCACCTAACGTGGTTGCTCCTGCGACTAGAAATAATGGAGCAAGACCTAACAAGGTTAAACTAACTGCTACCCAAGTCTCTCTCGCTAGGAGAATTGGTATTACACCTGAACAATATGCGGCTGAACTTATAAAGGAAAAAAGATAATGACAAAAAAAGACATTAACGAAACCCAAGATCAAGCTCAAATAGAAGCAGAAGTGCTCGAAGCCGCAGAAGTGAAAGATGATAGCCGCACCCCACGAGAAAATCGTGGCAACGACCAAAGAGCAGACACGCAGCGAACTCAAGCGTGGCAACCACCCTCAGTTCTTCCTGATCCTAACCCTCAAGATGGTTGGGTATTCAGATGGATTAGAACTGCTACAGTAGGACAATCAGATAACCCTAATGTCTCATATAGATTTAGGGAAGGATGGGAAGCCTGTAAATCAGAAGATCATCCTGAATTAAAGATCATGAGTGATCAAGATTCAAAATGGGCTGCTGATGGATGTATCGAAATAGGTGGTCTATTATTATGTAAAGCACCTGCTGAACTCGTGAAATCGAGACAGGAATACTATGACAAGTTAGCTCATCAGCAAGTTGAGTCTATAGATAATAATTATCTTAGAGAAAGTGATCCTAGAATGCCAATGCTAGAACCGCAAAGGAATTCAAGGACTACATTCGGTAAACATTAATTTTAATTACGGAGTAATAAAATGGCTAAAAAAGCAACCCCAATGGGTGCAGAGCCAGTAGGTACTACTTCAGCAAGTGGCTCATTTAGTGGAAAAACAAGATATATTCCAATTAAATCAGCAGAAGGCACAAGCATCTTTTATGGTGATTTTGTCAAACTTGTTTTAGCAGGAGGCGTTGTAACAGTAGCTAAAGATACTGGAACTACAGCCCTCACACCTGTTGGAATCTTTTTAGGATGCACATATACTGATCCTAATACAAAACAAACTACTTTTGCCCAATCTTACAATACCTCTATTGCAACTTCAGACATCAACGCTATCATCTTAGATGATCCAAATGTTGAATTCAGAATGCAAGCAGATGGTGCTGTAGCAGCAGGCAAAATCGGCAGTAATATAGCTGTGGTGCAAACCGCAGGTTCAACAGCATTAGGTAGAAGTCATAATGCTTTAGACGCATCTACTGCCGCCACAACAAACACTTTACCAATTCGTATACTAGGATTTGTTCAAAGCGGAGAAAGCACACCAGGAGATGCATTTACTGATCTCATTGTGAAATTCAACGCAGGAATGCATTCATACGACAAGCCTTTAGGCGTATAGGAGAATAAGATATGGCGATTTCAAGAGCCCAAATGCTCAAAGAGCTACTTCCAGGTCTAAACGCTTTGTTTGGTTTGGAATACGAAGGATACGATTCAGAAGATAAAGAAATTTATGAAACTGAAAATTCTGATCGTTCTTTTGAAGAAGAAGTAAAACTCTCAGGTTTCGGTCAAGCACCTGTGAAAAATGAAGGAGCAGCAATGACTTATGATTCTGCTCAAGAATCTTTCACTGCTAGATACACTCATGAGACAGTTGCACTAGGTTTTGCAATTACTGAAGAAGCAATGGAAGACAATCTTTACGATAGTCTTTCTAGCCGATACACTAAAGCACTAGCTAGAGCAATGGCATACACTAAGCAAGTAAAAGCAGCGTTTCCTTTAAACAATGGTTTTACAAACACTTATCAGTCAGGTGATGGCGTAAATTTATTTACTGCTGTTAATGATGGCGTAGCAGGCGGTGGTGGTCACCCTCTCGTAAATGGTGGATTCAATAGTAATCGACCTGTTACAGGAGCAGACCTAAACGAAACTTCACTAGAAGCTGCGATCATCAGTATCTCAGGCTATACCGATGAGCGAGGACTATTAGTTGCAGGTCGTGCAAGAAAACTTATTGTACCACCCAATCTAATGTTCGTAGCTCAAAGGATTCTAGCTACTGATTTAAGACCTAACACTGCTGACAATGATATCAATGCAATTAAATCATTAGGAGTAATTCCTGATGGTTATTCAGTTAATCATTATTTAACTGATACAAATGCATTCTATCTGCTAACGGATATTCCGAATGGCATGAAGCACTTTGTTAGAACACCATTAGAAACTGGAATGGATGGCGATTTCGACACAGGTAATGTGAGATATCGTGCTAGAGAAAGATATAGCTATGGCGTATCTGATCCTCTAGGTATCTATGGAAGCCCAGGTTCTTCATAGGTTCTAGACTATCAAAACTAAGTATTCCCTAGGGAATATTTATTTTAGAGGAGAAGCACTTGCTTCTCCTCTTTTTTTTGTGTATCCTTAACACTTAAATGAATCACTTGACTAACTTCGGTTAGACAACCCAACGACAAGGAGATTATCATGGGTAGAACAACTTTTTCAGGTCCGATCAAATCAGGTCCTGTACAAAACACAACAGGAATATCAGTACAAAACGATATGGCAGACACTGGTTTTGCTGTCACTTCACAATCAGCTGCTGTATTTCAAGTAGCCACAAGTCCTGCAACAACTATTATTATTCCTGCTTACAGCAGAATTTTATCAATTAAACTATTTGTAACAGCAGCTTGGAATGGTGCAGCTACAACAGCAGGCGTAGGCTTTGATGATGGTACACTTGTATCAGCGACAGCTTTAACTTCAGCAACAGGTGTGTCTGGTGGTACACTAGGAATGAATACCGATAATATTGAACCAGGTGCAGATGCTGCTAGAACAACTAATTGGTTAAACACTGGCACAGACAAAAAAAGAATTAGACTTTTAAGTGCTAATGCTGGCGTAGGTAAAGGAACTCTTGTAGTGCAGTACGTTCAAGCACAAAGTAAACCATACGTTAACTAATAACTAGGAGGCTTAAATGGCTGCAACATTAAGGAAAATCCAAGATGGTAGTAATAGAGCGGTATGCGTTTTTACTAATCCTGACGCTACTGCTGAAGCTAACGCAGTCAAAATAGACTTAAATGGTGGCGGAACAGGTTTAACCCTAGAAGCTAATCAATTAGGTCAAGCATGCACTAGAGTTGGTATCGAAAAAATATGGTACTCTAATATAGGTATGGGTGTTAAAATTCTCTTTAAAGCAAATGCTAATCAATTAGCTATTGAACTTAAAGAAGATTGGTCTGATGAAATATGTTTCAAAGAGTTTACATCATTAAGAGACTCAGAGACAGCAGGCACTGATGGTGACGTATTGTTCACTACAGTTGGCGCATCAACCAATGACACTTATACTATTATTATTTCATTCAAAAAATTCTACGGATAATTACTATGGCAGTATCACC